TTTATATTCTCTTATTATAGTAAATAAATGTAACAGTAACATTTAACTTATAATTCTTTGGTACTCAATATGTTACGTTCTCATTACACTTTTTTTAAAAGCTCTAAAGTGTAACAGGTTTCCTTTAATATCAACCTTTCATTATTTACATAATTCAAAAAATGTTACACTTTCTTTTTTTAGCTCTTTACAAATATTTTTAAAATTTTATCCCCTTCTCTAATAACTTTCACATCAAAACCGTTTTGATTTTATTACTCTAGTGAACTTATTTTTAGACTGTGGTTTAATATTATTTTGTATGCAATAGAAATCATACATGTTGTATAGTTCTATTGTAGAAGTATTATCTATTTCACCTTCATATTCTTCTAAAAATCCTAGAACACTATCACTCTCAATATAATATTCTCTTAAAGTATCTTCTACTTTCTTACTCTTTGATAGTTCCATGTGATTTGTAAGTATTCTATTAACACCATCTAATGCAAGTCTAAGTATATAACTCTTAGCATTTTCGCTACTTAATAACTTATCCAGGTCATAAATTTTGTTAACTACTTTGTTTTCAAACGGAATTATTATAAGTCTTCTTTTTATCCCTTCTGTCTTATCTTTAAATACAGGAACCTCATTACAAGTAAATACTAATGTAGCTGTGTTTTTTATCGTTACAGGTTGCGAATATATTGCTCTTGCAGTGATTGTATTTCCTGATGCCATAGTTTTTAATACCTTGGTTTTTTCAAGATAATTAGGGTCAATATCATCAGCTATATTAATTATTTTACCTATCAATGAAACTACCTGAGTACCATCTTCAAATCCTGTTATGTCAATGTGCGAAGATAAGTTATTTGCAAATGCTGTTAACATTTCTACAAATGTAGACTTACCATTATTACCTGATCCACTTAAGACAAATATCTTATGTGGAAAATTATTTATCATTATTGTATGTCCTAATATTTCTTCTATTAAATTTCTTATTTCCTTGTCACCATTTGCTATAAAGTTTATAAAATCATCTACATATTTGTCATATGCATTCTCATCATACTTCACATCTAAATAAAATGGTGTAAATCCTATATCCATATTTACTACTGTATCATCAACTATTATTCCATTTCTTATTCTTACATTAAAATTATCATGTGTAATTTTCTCAGCATATACTTCAAGCTGACTTAAAAGTTCTTTCCACTGTGTAGTTTTAAGTTGCACTTTTTGGTAAACTCTACGCCTTAGTTCATTTTCATCTCTTGAAAATTTTATTCCATCCCTAAAGTATAATATTTCTTTATATAACTTTACTTCAAACTTTCTAGCTACCCACCTCGAAAGCTCTAATACATTGGTAGGATCTCCTTGGTATTCCTCTTGAGCATCTGCATCTATCTTAAGTACACTATTAACTATATTTGCGACTTCTTTTTCTCCCATAGGAGTATCGAATATCTTTTCATTAATAAACTTTGCAACAGCCTCTAACAATCTTATATCTCTGTATTTAGGATTATTATTTATACACCTTAACTGTGCATATAATGCATTATTTCTTCCATCTCCATCTTTCAATCCTGTTATATTTTTTGCTTTTGGCATAGGATAAAGTATGAAAGGTAGTTCCGTTAACGTCTCAAAGTCTATTATTGCCTTATTACGGTCTCTTTCTCTTCCATGCCTTTTAACTATACCATATGCTTTGTTACCTGTTTTATAATCAACCTGGAAACCTCCTACAGTGATTTTATCTGCACCTGCTGAAACTTTTAAGTCCTTAGGTCTCTTATAATACAAGTGTACACCTCTATCTGTTTTTACTGTAAGGGTAGGATATTTAGTTTGAATGTGTTCAATAATTCTTTTTTCATTCTCATTATCTCCATCAAAGTCAACTAATACTACATTTGAATTAAGTAATATACCTGCATTATCAATTTTAGTTATATCAATTACAATTGTATCAAAATTGGTCTTTGGTGTTTTGTCATCATTAAGCTCAATATACTTATTCATAACTCCTTCCCTTCTTTTATAAAGTTATTTTTTATTAATTCAATATAATAGTTGAGATCTAACCTTTTTTTATCAAATAGTTTCAAATCTTCATTATGTATTATTGAATGATTTGATGTATTTGCTATCTTTTGGAAACTATTGCCTTTTTTCTTGTAAATTCCTCCATGGTTACTATCTGTTGTTGCAAATACTCTGTTAACCTTTTGTGTTTTTTTCATCTGTCCGTTATATTCATAAAATATACCATCATATGAAGATCCCATCTTACAAATAATTTGAAAAGATTCTAATTTATTTTCTTTGTACAGATTCAAAACTGTTGCTTCTGGTGATATACCTTTTATATAGTAGTTTACTAGTCCCGTATCTATTATACTTAAATTATTTTGTATATAATTTCCACCATCAAACTTTGCAAATCTACCTTTTGCATATATTCTTCCATCTTCAAAAAGTACAACATAGTTATTTACATCTCTTTGTATAACCTTTGTGACATAATCTACATCGAATTTTAGTCTCATTCTCTTTGAAAAATCTTCTATTATATTTGTTATAGTTTTTAAATTTTCTTCCTTGTATTTAATTATTATTCCATCTGTGTTTGATTGTATAAGTTTTGAATATTTTCCTAACTCTAGTATTAACTGTGTAAGTATCAACTGTCCGTTTATGCAAATGTTATTTGCTTGCTTTGGATCATATAGTTTGTTAAATTTTGACTTCATCGCTCCAAATGTAGAGTTTAATATTATTTTGTATATACCTTGTCTAGGATCATTTTGTTTCTTATACTGTAATCTTTTTTCTTTTATTATTTTATATAACTGAGGTTCTATACTGTTTCTACTCATATAATTTCCTTCAATTATTAACGATGGATAAAAACTTGAAACATCTATATGTAAGAATTTTCCAGTTCCTATATAATTATTTAATGCTCCATGTAATCCACCAAATCCATAAATGTGTTCTACACCTAAAATATTGCTAGTAAATTGTCTTGTTTCTATTTCTTTGTAATCTACTCCATTTAAATAATCTTTTTTTGCTTTATTATAAAAGTTAATTATATCTTTAGGTATTATATTTAAGTTTAATCCCTGGTAATATTCAAACTTAAGTCTATCATCATCTATTATATGAGATTCACATTTTAATACAGCACTTGCTAAATTTGCCCTGGTAAGTTTCATACTTCTAAGTGGTAAATTGAATTCTTTAATTATTTCTACTTTAGATTTATAATAATCTTCCCTTATCTTAAATATATACTCAGTGTGAATAACATCGTTTTTACAATATTTAATAACCTCATTTATTTCATCATCTGTAAGACTTCTGTCTAATTTAAAATCAATAGGTGTTTCTATTATGGAATATCCTAAATTCCCTTCTATAGCTTTAAGTGATATATTAGAAGGTAATTCTTGCATCATATCTAATGTAATCATATTTAGTCTTACTTTTTGTTTTATCCCTCTTAATATTTCATGTGATACTATATAAGGATCTTTTCCTAATAATATGCTCGCTAAGACTACATCATCAAAATTATAATTATTAAATCCTATTAATATCTTTTTTCTATTTTTATTAATGTAGTCTTTAAGCTCTAGCACATCATTACATATGACTCTAAAATCATCTTTTTCTTTAAATACTATCATCCAATCATATTTAAAAACTTCAATATCATATGTAATATACATATCTCCTCCATTATACTAATGGTACTTGACCTATTTCTTTTTTATCAAATTCAATATCTGGTTCTGTTTGTAAATCTTCTTCAGTTATTGTAAATGCATCATCTTTTTCAAGCTTGTATTCTGCATATCCTTTATCATTTGTTGTTTTTTCTAATATTACAGGTGTACCATTAAGCATTTCTAAAGCTCCTATTAAAATGTCTGTATTTGCAAAGTGTTCAGGTTTTATATTTAATCCTAATGTTGTAACTGTGTGATATAATTTCTTAGCATTAAATTTCTTCATTTGCCCTCCTAATACATACCCTACAAATATATCTCTCATTCCTATTTCTGGAGACATTACACTTACTACTAAGCTAATTAAAGGTAATTTCTTTTCTCTTGTTAAAGTATATCTTGCTCCTGATATAGCTCCTTCATATCTTCCATCTGGTATTTCCTCAAATGTTGATGTTGGTTCTTCTGTAGGATCATATCCTAACATTTCATCTACTAGTCCTAAATCTACTGCTTCTATTTTATTTTCTTCCATTTTTTCTTTTCTCCTATTCTATTTCTATTTTTTTTGCATCATTGTTGGCATTTCTATTTTAAATGCTCCTGTTATTGTTTTCATGATTTCTCTCATTTTTTCATCTTTTATATCATTTAAAGTATAGTCATCTCTTCTATTTGTTGCTAACCTATAATATGAGTTTCCTCTTTTTGTACATCTAACTACTAAGTCACATCTTCCCATTGTGATATTTAAGTACTTTTGATCTAATGATGGTTCAAATTCTTGTTCTTCTTTTCCTGCTTTTATATGTGATATAAAAATAATATTTCTATCCATTCCGCTTAATATCATCATTGTATTCTTCCATATAGAAGTACTTTGTGTATATCCTTGTCCAAATGGTATATCTCCAATTGTTTCTGCTATCTTATTATTCTTTGCTTCCTTAGCTTTTTTGTTATATTCTTCTATAATATAGTTATCTAAAAGTGTCCTTATATCATCTACAAGATCTATTATTATAGTTTTATATGTATCTTTATTTTGTTGTAACTCTTTAACAACTTCTATAAATACTCTCCAATCTGTTATTGTAACTGAAGGTGTATCTACTTTCCTGTCATTTCCATCTGTATTTAATAACAAAGGAGATTCAAAACTTTTTGCTAGGTAAGTCTTACCTGTCATACTATCTCCCCATATTAAAAATATTTTAGGTGTTATATCTTTTACTTTTGGTTTGTTTTCTGGTAATAAACTCATTTCTTGCCTCCTTATTTATTATTTATTGTTACTTTTATATATCCTTTTGTTTTTGTTTCTTTATAATCAACTAGTTCTTTATATAAGTCTCTATTTTTCTTCAAAAGCTCATCAAAGTCTATTGTTTTAGAAATTCTAACACTTGGAGTTATTCTACTAATAGTAAAGTCCGAATTTTTGAATCTATTTAATAATTTTTCTTCCATTTCTTCATTTACCTTTTCTTTCATTTTTTTAAATGTTTCTATTATTTGTTCTGCTTTGTTTACTTCATTAAGCATATTTTTCATTTCATCTATAGCATTTATAAGATTTTCTCCTAGATATACTTTTCTTGCTTTTTCTTCATCATTTTCTTCTTTTAAGATTCTCATAACTTCTTTAAAGTCTACTATTCTTTTATAATATTTTTCCCATTTTTCATTATCTCTTTCAAATACATGTATAACTATATTCTCAGGATTAAAATCCAAATTAAAATCATAATCGTTATAGTTTACTGGATCTATTCCTATAAAGAAATCATCAGGTCTTTTATATCCTATTAATACACAACTAGGAACATTAAACATTTCCATATAGAACCTACATTGTGGCTCATAATAATTTACATCTAATTCTTTCCCAAATGTTTTTATTTCAATTAAAGGATAATTTGAAGATAAATCTAATCCATCACAATTACCTCTAAGTCCTCTTTCATTGTCTATTTTTGTTGCTTCTTTATAATTACATTTGTATAATCTACTTATGTAGTCTCTAATGTGTTCTTCCATTTTACTACCATAATATGTATATTGATTACCTGTAAATGTTTTAGGTACAATATTTAATTTTTCTTTTGCAAATTCAATTATATCTTTATCTGCTAGCCCTAATATATATGGCATATCACTACCACCTATATATTTGTCTCTATTTAGAATTACACTATTACTTTTCTCTATTTCCATTTATCTATCTCCTATTTTCTATATTTTTT